CTAAATTAAATTTTTTAACAACCCTGCTTGGGGCACTCTTGGGGCAGTGGCCGCCAGTCTCTGATTCAGTATATCAACCTGTGACTGGTTGTTGTCGGCCATCCATGCACCATATACTGTATAGACCATCTGAGCATTTGCATGCCCCATTTGTGCGGCAATAAAATTGGGATTGGCGCCAGCGGCGAGTGACCAGCAGGCATAAGTGTGTCGGGACTGATACGCTTTCCTGTATCGTAAACCAGCTCGTCTCATCGCTGATTCCCATATCCTGTTTAGTGACGTTGCAGCATAATGCGTTCCGGACTTTCCTGAGCGTGTGGTAAGCTGAGGGTTGAATACGAAGGTACATGAATGTGCGCTTGTCCGGCCAAATTCGCGTAGCTTCACCTCAACTTTATGCTGTTTACCCAGCTTTGTGAATGATGCCTGATTTTTTAATGCATCAATCGCAGGTTGTATCAGATGTATCACCCTGTCGGTTCCTGCTTGGGTTTTCGGCAGGGTGAACTCTTTAGCCTGAGTGTAGTTTCTCCTGACAACCAAAGTCCCCGCTTTAATATCAATGTCCTCCCACGCCAGCGCGCACAATTCTCCATGTCGCAGGCCGGTGTAAACTGCAAGTGACCAGATATTTTTGATTTGCTGGTGGTGGCAGGCGTCAATGAGTCGCGTAAACTCTTCCCTTGTAAGTGGATCTGGTTCAGTTTTTGCGCGTTTCAGCGTAGATATTTCACTGAACGGGTTTTGTGAAATATAACCGTTGCTCGCTGCAAACTGGAACATCCCACAGATAATCCCCATATAAGAGTTTACTGTTGCTACGCTACGTCCCTTCGGTGTTAATTCACGGTTTGGCCTCACTATCTGATAACCAGTCATCAGTTCCCGCCTGAAAACAAGCAGATCCTCCTGTGTTACAGCAGAAGCAAGAACCTGCCCCCCAAGCAAAGAAACACTCGTTTTCACGATCGACTCATAACGAATCATCGTGTTTCTCGATATTTCCATTTCCTTGAGCCCGAGCCATTTATCCGCCAGTTTAGCGATGGTGATATCTTTATTCACCACGCCGAACTGTTTCAGGTTTGGCGAGTCAGGAAACCGTTCCGCATAGTTAAAACTACCTGTCTTAATCAAAAAACAGACAGACGCCCGTAACTCACCTGCAATTTTGCGATTTTTAGGGGTGTCAGGCACCCCCAGATTTTCACGTACGCGCTTCCCTTTGTAGTGGAAGCAGATCCGGAGTTTACCTCCGTGGTTTTCAACGCCGGTTGGATAGGCCGGTTTAGCCATAATTCCTCCTGCGTCCAAGAGCTTCATCAGATTACATCCTCATCAGATTAAGTCAAAGATCGAAGTCCGGATCTGGCAGATTCTTGATCCAGCGATTTATTGTCGGAATGTGGTACAGACACTCGCTGGTGGGCTTGGGATGCCCGTCTGGTGCTACGTGTTTATACTCCCGCCCGAGCAACCATGATTCCTTGCGCGCCCGTAAAATGGTTCCAGGTTTCAGACCAGTAACCGCTATCAATAATTTATCGGTAACCCACTCATTGGGAACCAGTTGAATAATTGTCTGCATACCAGCTCCTCACACCACGTTCAGTCCACGGCAGTGGCACCACACTTCAAACATTCGCTTAACCACTTCCCGGCAGTAGAATCCGTAATCGTCACGCGTCAGGTCATAGCGGTTCCCATACCTCCGGATCACCCATATCTCAAATTCTTTGTTCATCTCCACTTCCCGTAACCTGAACCGATCCCATTACGCCCTGGTGTATGCCCGACGTGATAGTTATTGCAGAACTGACAGCGGTAAACGCCCATCTGCCCCAGATGTCCGTAACGTTTACGAATAATCCAGAGTTCAATCTGTGCACCGTAAGCTGTTTTATGTCTTTTTTTACATCCGCACTGCTTGCGTCTGAGACGGCGTTTGCTGGTCATTACTTCACCTCCACGCCGATCCCGGCGATAACACAACTCCGCTCAATAGCTTCTTTCACCTGGCGTTTATAGGTTTCAGGATGAAATGTTTCGCTCTTTCCGGTACCGCTCCAGAACGCCTTTGACGTGATATCTGGCAGGGTGATGGTCAACTGTTTACCATAGGTGGCCTCGTTAACTTCATGCCCCCATTTTTCGCCAGTCATATCCGCTTCCATCGTCGCCATTAGAACGGCGTCGTGATAGTCCTGGCTACCGCTGGTGATCGCAACGGCGTAGGTATCACTGTTTTCGCGCTTATGGATAAGCACTACCTGGTTAGTAATTTTGCTCATTCCGCTGTCTCCCTCTCAGCTTCGATGATGGCATCTACAGCCATCACCAGTGTTTTGGCGATGTCGTCGTAATCCTGCCATGCATCATTGCTAAAAAAATTCGTGAGCATTACCGGCGCTATCTGTACAACGAGGTGCTGGCGGTAAGTCATGCCACGGGGAGTATCGATGCGCGGGCATGGATAGGCTGATTGCTGGCCTTTGTTCATCGTGTCGCCTCCCGCTGAACAGTTTTATACGCACGCAGCATGTCGCGGGATTTACCGGACAAAACCGTCTTCATGAAGAACATGCCACTGCGGTTTGCAACTATTCCTTGTGTGCAGAGCAGCGTGACGTCTACCACACGGTTATGTTTACGGAACTCAAACACCGTGCTGGTGATCACAATGTTCGCCACGGCGCCATAGTCCTGGTATTCGATTTTCATCCCAGATGCTCCTCGACAATTTTGAACGCATCATCACGGCACGGCATCACAACGAATTCAGGGTTACCGTATGTTGAATTAATTACCGGATCGAACTGAATACGAACCGCTCCATGCTCACCTGAAGGGCGCAACTGAACGGGAATAAACTTCCGCTCGCGACCAAACATCTTTTCCGGATAGCTGAGGTATTCAGCCTGGATAACCGGATTGATGCTGAAATCCACTTTTTTCGGGATCACTCGCTCCATATCAGGAAAAAGTCCATCAACCAGTTTGATACCCGTGATTGAAATTCGGCGTTCGAATGCGTCCCGGTGAATAGCAAACGCTTCTTTGTTGAATACCAGTTCGGTAGTTTCGGCTTTCGCCGGAACAGGTCCTTCGAACTGAACGATGATGTTTTTCTTTGTCCGGATGCCATGCTCCATGCGTAGTGCTACATGACCGTTGGTCGCCTCGAGATACTTCGGGTTGATGTGAATTCCATTCAGGTAATAACGGACATCGTTTTTAGCAGCACATACCAGAGCAGCGCGAATGAGTTTTGACTGGATGATCATGCTTTGCCCTCCCAGCCGATAGCCTGAAACAGCCCCATTTTCGGGTGATACCAGCGTGTGCCGCGTGGTTCAGCTTCTGACATCATCTGATGAAAGGCTTCCATGAACGGCTCAAGTTCAACGATAGCCCGGCGGGACAAAAGGCCGTCAGGTGTCATAAATTCATGCGTATCGGTGGGGATGCGGTAAGCGTTAACCAGATTCCGGCACTTTGCGTCAGTCATTCCGCTTTTTGCGACCACCTGGCGATAGCCGACATATCCGGCGCGCATATTTCCGCGTTTGATGTTCTCGACGGCTTCGGTTACTGTCTCGATCCTTACTTCGACTTGATTCAGGCGTTTCTGCTGGCGAACGGCGTCGGCGGCCATTGCTGCGATCATTTCGATTTCCGTCAGCGGCGCGCCAGTGCGGAAGTAGCTATTGATCAGCTCTCGCTGAACCTGCCAGGCCAGATCGTCATTGAATGGCTTCGTTAACATCAGGTAGCCTGACTCGAAAAGTACAATCCCTGATGGTGCAAATTTAGAGAACGTTCCTTCCGGGAGGTCCGTACGTATTACGTCCGCACCTAATTCGGCATAATCCACACCGTTGATGAAATGCTCACGATTGCGGTTGAATGCGGCACGCGCGGTGCCTTCCGGTCGCTGGTGGACTTCATCAATCATCGCCAGCGTCACAACGCGCTGACCGTGATATTCGACTGCCGGAAGTTGTTTGTTGTTGATCGTTACCGTGTTCATCTGATTTTTCCTCAAAACGGTTTACTGGCCTGAAGTTCTTCCCGCTCTTTCACGTAGCGGTCGTGCATGGCGTCCCACTTCTCGAGCCACTTCTGCATATTGCGCTTACGTTCCAGGATTCGGCGGATGCGCCTCATGCATCGGTTATGTGCAAAGAGATATTGCTGTGTGTGCTGGCCCATGCGATTGACGAGCACACCGTTGCTGAATACAGGCTCGTCTGGTTCGTTGGTGTTCAAGCCGGCACGGTGAAAAGTTTTGGTTACCATGTAGTGAGCAAGGTTGCTGATCGCCGCGTTCCTGCTCAGGAAACGGCGCGAGTAGCCGTGTCTTGATACGACGTAAACAGGCTGCAGCTCTTTGGCAAAGGCGCTGTCAATTGAGGTGGTGCTGATGCGTTTATCGTTCATTTCCGGTCCTTAACTTTGCTGTATCGTTCGTGACTCATTACTTCCCAGTTCTTGCCGCCATCGCGGGAAAGTAGCCGCCATCGCAAATTCACTCGTAAACTGAGATATCCCGTCCGGCGCATTCGCCGCGGCAAAATCCGTTGCTGCCGAAACTGCAGGAGCACCTTCACTGCCTGCAGGTGAACCCATTCAGGAATTCGTATCGCTGTTAGTGCCACCAGCTACCTCCTCAAATCTCAGCTCCATTTCGCGCGCCATTTCGATAAACGTGGCCAGTGAGCAAATGTGCTCGTCGTCGAACAGCTGGCGGTCGCATATCACCCTCCCGTTCTCGATGTGCAGGACCACCCGCCCGGTAAAATCAGGGAGGACATGCAGATCCACGTTCAACACGGGGCGGGGGATAAGCACACCCTGATAAAGCATTGTTTGTTGGTTAGCCATTGCCGCTCTCCGCATTAACTGGTTTCTGCTTTTTGACGAACTCAACCAGCTCAGTAATGAGCTCGTCGATTAATTCCTTTCCGCTATCTGTGAGGAATTCACCTCTGCCATTAACATCAACAGCGCTGCTGTAAATTCCCTTGATAGCTTTTACGCCTTCAACATTCCCGTACTCACTGATCGCGAGCCTTTCGAATTTTCGTAATAATCCATCGAGAAGAATCTCTGTTAACTCGACCGTGTTAATACCGCCTTTATTGAGCTTAATAACAAGGCAGTTACTGCCCGTTTTACGCTGGTGGCGTAATAACGCTGCCTTTAAAATCCTGCGTCGATAAGTATTAATTAAACTATTCATTTTTATTTACCGTAAGCCTTTTTTAAATAAAGCATGGCTATAGACCAATAACCGGCCGAGACAAATAACTGAGCTATTTTAAATGCTTGTCGATTAATCATGGTTACCCTTAATTTGATTGCAGGAATCCCCAGGATTATTCCTGTAATTAAAATGACTAATTAATTTTTAAGCCGGGTTTTTAGATTCTTGCTCAATAAGGTAAGCCGCAACTGGTCCAATGAGATCCGCCAAAAGTGATGCGACGGATTCCACATCTGAGTCGGTCAGTTTATGAGGGTAGCTCTCAAGCATCCTCGCAACAATCTCAGCCTGGTAAGCCTTTGATGCCGCTTTTTGCAAAGTGATATCAGACATTTTTTGCATCCTTATAACCGGAGGAATATGTTGCTGAGTTAGCTATTTTATTGGTAGCCATTGCTAATCCTGCGAGGTCTGCAATCACACCAGAAAGCATCATTATTTTGTTTTTATCTAAGCTTTTTTCTTCAACCTCACTCATTATGCTAATCCCTATATGATTAATAGCTTCTAAAATAGAGGTTGTTTTCGTATCGCAGTCAGTAGCAATTTTATCGAAATCAATGTTTTGACATTTCTCTTTATCAGAAGAGAAACAGTAATCGGGTATATCTACAAGTTGAAAAAATTTCTCTGTACTCATCTTTTGCACTCCATTAATCCGCCAATGCATAAACAATACATAACGTATTAAATAAGATCAATACAAAATGGAGTATTTGAGTGTATTATTTTACATCGTTTTGTTTTTCAAGGTTTTTTAGTTGCAAAGGGGGTGTTGGAGGCAAAAAAAAAGCCGCTTTCGCGGCCCAACCTCCGTTTTTTTTTCGGCGAAAGCCGCTTTCGCGGCCAATTTACGGGAGGTTGGTGATTTTTGCGTCGACCACAACCCCTATAATACGGCAGTTGCCATTGATTGGGATTATTGGGTATTGGGGATTGAGGGGTTTGAGGAATCTTTGACCGGCATCGATAACAAGCTTTTTGAATGTAGCTTCGTTGTCACCGTCAAGTTTCGCTACAACCAATTTTCCGTTGATTGCTTCGACTTGGGGATCGACAAGTATCACCATCCCTTCCGGTATGCTCAGCCCTGCTGGTGATGTCATGGAATCGCCTCTGACGTCTAACCAGAACGAATCCTCAGAACATTCAACGGTGGTGTCATACCAGCGATCTATCGCTCTACGGTGATAAGGTTCTACAGCTTCCATCCAGTCTCCAGCGCTAACCCAGCTTATAACAGGGTAACTTCCTTTGGATTCGTTAATGCTATTAAAACTTACATTGTGATCGGCTCTTGAGTCGCTGACCGTGCCGTCAGCGTTTACTACGAAGCCGGGCATTTTCAATATGTTAAAAATTTTCGCTATAACCTCTAGGTTCGGTTCACGTCTGGCATTTAACCAATGGCCTAGCCCGCCCTGCGTTATGCCGAGCGCCTCTGCCAGCTGTTCTTGAGTCATGCCGACTTCTTTCATCCTGGATTTGGCCAGGTCCTGCCATCTCTGTTTCATAGACATGATTATTACATTCCGTATTTAGTGAGCAACTTCCATTTTGTATTATTCTTGTAAGTGTGTATAGTACGTTATGTATTATTTATGCGGGACTAATCGAATGAGTGGAATCAAGAGCCTTAGACGCAAAGCAAAGGTAACTCAGGGAGAGCTGGCCGCGCTGATTGATAGCTCTCAGGGGGCCGTTAGCCACTACGAAACAGGAAGAAGGATTCCTGATGTTGCAGTAGGAAAGCGGATCGTCAGCGCGTTTAAACAGCTTGGCCTGGATACAAGTTTGGACGAGGTATTTTCAGATGATGTCGCACGGGATGAGGCCTGACCACGGTCTGCTCCCATCTGTTTACGCATCTGCAGATGAAGAATGGATCAAGCAGCAGTTACTGAGCCTGACGCCAGCGGCACGACAAAAAGCCATTCAGCGTTATGCAGCGGTGTATCAGGAATCGTTCGAAGCCGAGCCCGTTTCATACCGCAAGGAGAACCGGGCAAGGCATGAAGCAAATATGCGGCTTCGCCTGTTTGTGAGAAATCACGGCAGGGCTTTACAGGGGTATACCGCCGAACCTCCCCTGGCCGGAACGCCACCGCGTTCCTGATTGTTGCGGGTTTAAAGGTACCCGGACAAAAAGCAGGCTTAAAGGTGCCAGTTCAGGTTGGCAACCCACTAACTCAATTCCCCGTATGTACTAGGTAAGTAGTACGTTTTTATGGGGAAGAGGGAAAGGGGGGTAAGGGGGGATTGGGTGTAGGGGTAGGAATAGGGTCTTTTCCAACAGGAGAGATCCATTGGTTAAGTAGATCACTGTCTTAAGGGCGCAATTAAAAAAAACGCCCGTATCAGCAAACAAGTACACGGCGCTCAGGCGCTGAGGAACAAAAAGGGTTCTTTCTGGAAGAGTGATTTTTCAGGGGAGCTGAATCAGAAGGGAGGCTGGCAGCCTTTGGGGAGGCCACCAGCCATGTGAGGGGGAATCCATGAAAACCACATCACAGAATTATTATCTCATCACCGCGGGGTCCGCACAATGCAGCTGACGATCACACCGAATTTTGCACAGGAACGAGCACTTAACCAGCTGCGCCGTAACTGGAAGGATACGCAAACCTTCATGGTGTACTCGCCGACGGGCAGCGGTAAAACAGGACTGGCCGCCTTCATCGTTGCCGGGTTCGTCAGTCGTGGAATGCGGGTAATGTTTTGCGCGCCTTACCAGATCCTCATTACCCAAACAGCAAACCGTTTTGTGGAGTATGGGTTGCCGGGTGATGAAATCGGCTATGTATGGGCGGATCACCCAAACTACGATCCTACCCTCAAAATACAAATCGCCAGCGCCGATACGCTTATTCGTCGCGTGTTCCCTGACAATATCAATCTGCTGATTATCGACGAAGCGCACCTGCGCAAAAAACGCATCCTGCAGGATATCGAACGCCTGCGTGAAAAAGGCGTGAAAGTGATCGGCCTGTCGGGGACACCGTTTTCCCCGTTCCTGGGCAAATACTATGACCGACTGATTAAGCCAACCACCATCGGCGAGCTGATCCAGCGCGGCGACCTGAGCAAATACGAATTTTACGCGCCCACAAAGCCGGATCTGAAAGGGGTTAAAACCTCTCCGTCCCTGCAGTACGGTACCGACTACAACGAGGCGCAGCTGGCGGAGATCATGTGCGGTTCAACGCTGGTGGGCGATATCGTCCAAAACTGGCTTGAGAACGGCCGGGACCTGCCGACAATCGCGTTCTGCGTCAACGTAGACCACGCTAATTTTCTGACTATTCAGTTTAACCAGGCTGGCGTAAATGCAGAGGTTATGACTGCAGATACTCCTGCGGAAGAACGCCAAACCATCATTCACCGCTTCGAAACTGGCGCCACAAAAATCATCGTCAGTGTAGGGGTGCTGGTTGCCGGGTTCGACAGCGATGTTCGCTGCATCATCTACGCCAGGCCAACTAAGAGCGAAATTCGCTGGCTGCAGGCGCTCGGGCGTGGCTTGCGCACCGCGCCGGGTAAAGAGTCCTGCCTCATCTTCGATCACAGCGGCACCGTGCACCGCCTGGGTTATCCGGACTCTATCGAATATGACGATCTTCCTGGTAAATCAGACGGAATGGAGGAGGGCGCGCGCCGCGCAGCTGAGGAACGAGCAGAGAAGCTGCCTCACGAATGCTCGCAATGCCACTTCATGAAGCCTGCTGGCGTCTATGTCTGCCCTAAATGTGGACACAAGCCGCTGGCCGGTGAGGACATTGATACCGACACCGGGCGAAAACTCAAAAAACTTGGGGGCGAGCAGCGCCAGCCGACGAAAGCAGAGAAACAAGCCTGGTGGAGTCAGATCAAATTCTATCAGCGCCAGCGCGTATCGCTGGGGAAAAAGCCTGTCAGCGATGCCTGGTGTGCTCACACCTTCCGCGAACGTTTTGGCGAATGGCCGAACGGACTGAGCGATTACCCGATGGACATCACTCCGACAGTCTCAAACTTCATTAAGCACAAGCGGATCAGCTTCGCTAAACGAATCGAAAAAGAGCAGCGCCAGCAGGCAAAGGCAGAAGAGCTGCCTACCCAGGAAAGAATTCAGCAGGCGCTTAATCGCGTCAGTGATATCAGACAGCAGTTAGGAAAACGAGCATGAAAACGGTTGAAGCAGCAAAAGGCCAGTGGGCCATGATTTTTGAGCATTACGGACTGCCGCCGATCACTGGTAAAAATCACTTTAGAGGGAAATGCCCGCTGTGTGATTCGGTTGGCAAATTCCGCATCGACGACCGCGACGGCGCAGGAACATGGATCTGCACCTGCGGCAGCGGTACGGGAATGGACTTGGTTACCAAAACCCAGGGCAAACCATTTAACGAGGTTTGCCGCGAAATCGATGCACTGATCGGCAATACGTTCAGGCGTGACAAAATTCCCGAGGCTAGCGACGCTTCCAAGCTGCGGAAAAAGGTACTCAGTAATTTTGCAAAAATGTCACATCTTCGCGGTACATGCGCCGCTGAATACCTTAACTCACGGGGTATTTATCAGCTTCCGGCTGAGTCCGTGCGGCTTAATCCCAAGCAACGGCATAACGGACGGGTGTACCAGTCTATTTATTCACTGGCAACAGATGATAAAGGCGAGCTGTGTTACCTCCATCAGACGTTATTGGATGGTGCAAAAAAGGCTGACATCGGGGCCAGCGCTAAGCGGCAGAAATCACTGCAGGAAGATAACTATCTTGATCACGCTCGCTCAGTTGCGATCCGTATGTTCCCGGTCGCCAGCACACTGGGCATCGCAGAAGGAATCGAAACCGCCTTGTCTGCTCATCAAATTTACAAGGTGAATACCTGGGCCACCATGACAAGCGGATTCATGAAGAAATTCCGTGTTCCTGCAGGCGTGAAGAATTTGATTATTTTTGCAGATCGAGACGTAAACAGCGCCACCGGATTGGCTGCGGCCACTGAATGCGCTCATGCCAACTTAATGGCAAAAAATGACCTGCAAAAAATCAGCATCTACTACCCGGATAACGGTGATTTTAACGACATGCTCATGAACGGCGATCAGGTTCGTGAGCTGATTTTCCACAAGAAAAAGGCGGCTGCGTAATGCGTACAGATAACAACGAACATAAAGCACTATTCACCATCCCGACGGCAGCGCACAGCTCCGCCCTGGCAAATATTAAGCCTTTGCCTGTGCAACGGAGAATTACCGGGCATAAACAGACCGACGCCTATCTATGGGTTCTGGAAGTTATCCGGCTGAACGAACCTGCACATCTGGACGCAGCCGAAGCCGCGCTGGAGAAAATTAAAATCTCTCCAAAAGAGGCCGAGGAACAGTATTTCCGTTACCTGATGGCGAATGGTGGTGATCCTTTCCAGATCGCCTTCGGTACCATCGGCATGAATAACCCCGCGAACGCTATTAAAGCAGCTCGGGAGAATATCAAAAAGGCTGCTGAAGTGCGCGCTACGTTCGGTAGCTATGAATCTGCAATGGAGGATGTTGAGGCCGAGCGAGTTATTAAGTCTTCTGCAAAATTCATTGATGATTATGACTGGGGATGGACTCCGGAGGAACTCGAAGCCGGTCATATTGGCGGCGGCCGCATGTTTGAAATTGATGAACAGCGCCGCGTTATGGTAGACGGCTACCGTGACGTATTGCCTGAGCCCCATACGCTGTCAGATGTGGTACGTGAATTTATTTACTGGAACTGGCTTTATCAGGTTCGCCACACTGCAGGCAGGGAACTCGGTCACGGATATGGTTATTCTGAACATCATAAATCAGTGTATGACCGTGAGCGTTATCTCGAAAAATTGCTGACAACAATCAAACCCTTGTCGCGTGCTGAAGCCGTAGAGGTGTGCCGCTGGTTTCTGGCAAGCGGAAAGGATGAATATATGGAAGACAAAGGCGCGGCGGTTATTCTTAATCTGGTTGGAGAGTGTGAAGAATGAAACTGGAATCCTCCCTCAAACACTTCAGCCCGCAGGGTATGCACATCAGCGACGACGTGAAAGGAACCTCTCCGGATCGTATCACCGGTACCGATATAATGGTCGCTATCGGTACCACCAGCAGCCGCGCTCGATTCGGTCTGGCTGCTTTCTTCGGAAAGGCCGGGATCAGCAAAACGGATGAACAACAGGCTGTGCAGGCGCTGGCGCGTCACGCGATGGATACTGCACCGAAGAACGTGCGCAAAGCTGCAGGTGGTGAATTTGGCTGGTGTATGCTGGTACTGGCGCAGTTTGCCTTTGCTGAGTATTCCCGTTCGGCAGCTACCAGCGTGACCTGTCACACCTGCAAAGGCAGCGGATTAACCTCTCAGTATGAGGATGTGATAAAACATCCTGGAGTCTTCAACTCTGACGGAATGGAAATCGTACCGCCGAAAATCAAGCACGAACTGGTCAAGCGTAAATGCGCGGCATGTAACGGTAAAGGTGAGCTGCTGGCCCGATGCCGTTGCGGCGGCAAAGGTGAGGTGCTCGACCGCAAAGCCACAAGCGAGCGCGGCGCACCGGTTTTCAAAACGTGTGAACGTTGCTCTGGTAATGGCTTCTCTGCTATCTCCTCAGCGACGGTACACCGTGCCATTCTGAAGCGTCTCCCTGACCTCCATCAGTCCTCATGGTCCCGTAACTGGAAACCATTCTATGAAATGCTGGTGGACACGTTGCATAGGGAAGAGCGGCAAGCGGCAGCTGAATTTGAGAAGGCAACAAGTTATTGATGGGATCGGAGCAAATGGCGACAGTTTTTTGCGCGTTAGTATTGACTTTGCATAAAACTGTCCTGTATGCTTCTGATTATGGAGTATAACGCCTGTAGATAATTAACCTCGAAAAGCCCGCCACGTTGCGGGTTTTTTTGTACCCGCATTTCCCGCGCACCGCCCGCGCATTCAATACGTCGAACCAATCCATTTGAAATGAGCCTTTGAGGAAGTCAGTTAGTGCTGGCGAGCCTCGGTGGGCTGACTTCCTATGCGGCAACGGTTCATCTCAAAGTAAGGTAAACGCTATGAAGCACCTGATTAAGATTGTTAAAGGCGAACCAGTGGTAAGCACTGAAGTTATTGCCATTGAGTTTGGACGACGCCATGACAACGTTATGCAAAATATCCGCTCCCTCATCGAAAGTAAGCATTTAGGAGTCCTTGATTTCAAGGAGTCCTCATATGTGTCGTTAACGCCTACACGAATAAAATAAATTAAGCCCTGCCTGTATTAGTGGGGCTATTTAATTTCTACACAACGGAAATCGCTTTGAGTATGTGACGACATCCCGGTGAGACCAGGCACACTTCCCTGGCGCGGCAAAGCGATACCCATTGTGATGAAGCTCAGCGGCGAGCTAGGGAATAGTTTTGCGGTGAATATTCTGGATAACTAGCCACAAGGCGAGCGTAACCCAATCGGCAGCGCACCGATGGAAGCCGGTTCGACTCCAGCCTTCACAATCATTACTACGGGCTACCTTCGGATAGCCTTTTTTGTTTCCCCTCAACCTTCTGAGAGGATCAACAGCAATAAGAGGGGGCTAAATGTCCGATCCGATTTCCGGCACTGGGCTGGCTGGTGGTGCACTGACGGGGGCCAGTATCTATGGACTGCTGACCGGAACCGATTACGGTGTTGTATTTGGCGCATTTGCCGGGGCTGTATTTTACATTGCAACGGCTGCGGATCTGAGTGCCACCCGCCGACTGGCATATTTTATAGTGTCCTACATCGCGGGGATCATCTGCTCAGGGCTGGTAGGTTCATTCCTGTCTCAGGCTACCGGCTACAGTGACAAACCACTGGATGCGATTGGCGCCGTAATCGTTTCTGCTTTAGCCGTCAAAATCCTGACGTTCCTGAATAATCAGGATATAGGCTCGCTGGTGGCGCTGATAACGCGCCGGGGAGGTTCAGGTGGTACAAAATGACCCATCGGCAACTTTAAATGCATTGCTTTGCACTGGGGTAGTGCTGACCCTGATGTTTTATCGTCGAGGCGATTCGCGACATCGACCATGGATATCTCGCCTGGCGTGGCTGCTTACGGTCATCTATAGCGCGGTTCCGCTGGCATATCTGTGCGGTATCTACCCTTATTCATCGTGGGCCACTATCGGGGCCAACATTATTTTCCTGTCTGTGCTGGTCGCCGTCAGAGGCAACGTGGCACGCCTGGTTGATCATCTGAGGCAATAATGAACCAATCACAATTTCAGCAGGCGGCTGGTATTAGCGCCGGGCTTTCTGCGCGCTGGTTTCCACACATTGATGCGGCAATGAGCGAATTCGGTATTACTGCTCCACTCGATCAGGCCATGTTTATTGCACAAGCGGGACATGAATCAGCAGGATTTACTGTTCTGAAGGAAAGCTTTAATTATTCGGTGGAGGCGCTGAAAAAAACGTTTGGTAAACGCCTTACGCCTTATCAGTGCGAAATGCTGGGGCGTATTGATGGTCGCCAGGTTGCCCACCAGCCACAAATAGCCAATCTGGTTTATGGCGGCCGCATGGGTAACAAAGACGCCGGAGATGGCTGGAGGTATCGCGGGCGTGGGCTTATCCAGATTACCGGGCTGGAGAATCCGACATGCTCGGAGATATTGCAGCAGAAGCTAAACGATATGCTGCAATCGCTGACGAACGTTACCAGGCAGGAATGACGTGTGAGCGTATTTACAACTCGGTGAGAGAGTCAACCAACAATCCCATAGCTCCGCACTAGCGGGGCTTTTTGTTGTAACAAGGAGACGAAGAAGGAAATACTATGTTTACAGTTAAAACCATCATCAACGGTGTTACGCATATTTGTGAGCAGCCATCCATCTCGATAGCCAGGGCTGGTTCTGAAACGTTCGCAGATACTTTAAAACTTACTCATAACTCAGCCAGCCCGGACTTCGCATACTGGCTCCCGGCTATCTATGAAGATCCAGAAATGACCAAAGCGCTGCAGGAGGAAGAACTGGTTATTAGTGACCGTACTGATGTGCTGGATACTGATGCTATTGCCATCATTATTGAGGAATATCCGAGTGAAAATTTCCCCGGCGCGGGTGATGGCTGCCGTTACCAGTTCATCTATCCTGGCGACCAGGTTTACGTGATGAACTCTCACGGCTCGACCATCGAAACAGTGAAGTAG